TGCAAGAAAGGCTTGAAGTCCTTAGATCAAGGAACGATAAGCCGCAAGATGAAATTGACACCGCTTTAATCAGAGGACAGATTAAAGAAATAAAGAATCTATTAGTATTAGATACAAATCAGGCGCAATAAGCCCCTGGACGTTAAATAGTCGGCTCACGCCCACTAATATGGAGCAGTAAAGACATGGATCAAGTCGAAGTTGAGAGTGATGTAGTAAATGTTCAAGATGCGTTTGAAAGCGGATTTTCTGATGTGCGTGAAGAACCCGCAGAGGAATTTGAAGCTGATGAGGTTGAAGAGCAGAAAGAGGACGCAGGTTATTCGTCTGAACAGATACAAGAGTTTATTGCAAAAGCGGCAAGAGTGGACGATCTGGAAAAGCAGATGGAAAGCACAACGCAGAAGCTATACGGTAAATTTGGAGAAGTTCAGCGTGATATTCAAAGCTTACGAGCAAAGGATGAACCCGCCCCTGAACCGAAAAAGCTAGTAACAGCAGGCCACTTAAAACGAGTCTCTGAAGAATTAGGTGATGAATTAGCTGAAGCCTTGGCCAATGACTTAAATGAATTACAAATAGGTCGTAACCAGGAAGATAGCCAGCAAGCATCCGTAGTTCGTGAAGAAGAAATACTCGGATTAAAGCAGGAGTTTGAAGAAAAGCTTTTAACTAACAGCAATCCAGATTGGCGTGATGTCGTGGGATCTGATGGTTTTGGCAAATGGAAAGCATCGCTTAGGCCAGAGGTAACGCAGGAGTTAGACGCTAGTTGGGATGCTAATTATATCTCTAAGGCAATTAATGCGTTTAAATCACAAACTACTAAGAAATCAGACAAGAGAAAAGACAATCAAAGACGCTTAGAATCAGCAACCCAGGCACAAGGAGTGCAGGGTGATTCGGCTTCTGAAGATGATATTAATGCAGCGTATCTTGCGGGGATTAAAAACGTAAGAGGCTGAAACAGGTAAAGGATTTACCGATTTAAAATTACAGGATGTAAACAATGGCTATTCAAAAGTATAACACTCAAGCGCAACGTACCGCGGTACTTGCCGGTGAGATTATCGCTCATGCGATTCCAACTGAAGTATTGGGTAATTCCATGCGTCAGCTAAAAATGCCTAAGAACAAATCAAACACATTAGTGGTTCGTTCATGGGTTCCTTATGGTGGTACGGTCGGCGCACCTAATCAGTTCGTTATTGATGATGCAGCGCACTTAACGACTGAAGGCGTTACACCCGCAGCAGATACGATTGTTGCTCGCGATGTAACATTCAACATTAAGCAGTACATGTGTTTGTACGCCTTTACTGATGTTGAGTACGACTTATACGAAGATGACATTCCTGCGGCTATGAAAGAGCAGACGGGTGAGCGTATGGGCTTAGTTCGTGAGATGGTATTGTACGGTGCATTAAAAGCCTGTACTAACATCTTTTATGCAGGGGGTTCAGGTCGTGCGTCCGTAGTGGATCGTATTACAGTGACATTATTGCAAAAGATCGTTCGTGGTTTAAATGCAAGTCATGCGAAACCAGTTTCTGATGTATTGAGTTCATCTCCTGATACTAAGACCCAGGGTATTGAACGTGCATTCGTGGCTTATTGCCATACCGATTGCGAGTCAGATATTCGTGCATTAGCTAACTTTGTTTCTACTGTTGAATACGGTACACGCAAGTTGTTATGTGACCATGAGCTAGGAACTTGGCAGAACATTCGCTTTGTACTATCGCCTGACTTGCCACCTATTGTTGATGCGGGTGCGGCTATTGGGTCGACGGGTAACTTAAGTACAACGGGTAGTTTATCTGATGTGTACCCAATGATCTTTATGGCTAAAGATGCAGCGGCACAGATGACATTGCGCGGTATGGAAGTAATGACTCCCATCTTTGTACCTCCTACGTCTAACGCGGCCGATCCTGGTGGTCAACGTGGTTATGTAGGTTCGAAATTCTATTACACAGCAGGTATCTTAAACGATGGCTGGATGGCAGTAGCAGAAACAACAGTCGCTTCATTAGCATAATTAAGTGAGGGGTTGATAGCCCCTTATTTTTAAGAGGATTTAATCATGGCAGAGAATATAGTTTACACAGCGAGCATTACAAGTGCGACTCCCCCTAACCAATCAGTGGGTAATGTCGTTTATGATGCAACCACTATTGTTGCAGCAGATTCAAGTACGTTTGATGTTGGCTTTAAGCCACGTTACGTGAAGCTTGAGAACGTCACTGATCGCGTATCGATTGAATGGTACGAAGGAATGGCGGCTAACACTTGTGTTAAAACAGCAGCAGCCGGTACACGCACTTTAGAAACGACTAACGGTGGTATCACTGTTGGAGAGCGTGACTTTTCAGTGCTACAGAATGCAACATTAGGGGCGGTTAAAGCGTCTAAAGTCGTAGCATTTTTAGCAATCGGTTAATTTACAAAAGCCCCATTCAGGACGAGTGGGGCATCTTTATAAGGATATAACATGGCTATTAAAAAGACAGATACAAACGATTTAGAGATCGGGCAAAACCAAACTAAGGATTTACCTGCCTCGGGCCACTTAAACAGGTCCGAATTAAAAGATCAAATTGAAACGATTGATACGCCGGTAGACAGCCACAGAACAAAGAATCTATTGTTTGCTGAAGAAATGGTCGAAGTGACGATTATTGATAATGGCAGCGCTGATGCAGAACAACTTATTAAAGTTGGCTGTAATGGGATTAATCAATTCTTAATCCGTGGGCTTCCTACGATGATTAGACGTAAGTATCTTGAGGTACTAGCAAGAGCAAAGCTCGGCAACGTCACGACCATCAAATACAAAGACATGCAAGGCAATGACTCAACTCGAATCAATGTCACGCATTCGTTAAGACATCCCTTTACTGTAACGAAAGACACAGCGAAAGGCACACAATGGTTGCGTTCGGTATTGGCTGAAGCGTAATGAATTACCTTCAATTAGCTACTAGACTTAGACAGGAAGCACAAATATCAGGCACAGGGCCGGTAACGGTTCTAAACCAGGTCGGACAGATGAAGTTAGTGGTTGATTGGGTGAATCAAGCGTATGAAGCAATCCAAAACCTCCATGATAACTGGGACTACCTGAGAACTGATTTTAGTTTCAATACTCTGGCAGGTGTGCAAGCGTATAGTGAAACAGCGATTAACTTAACGAATGTTGCAGAATATGATTTAGACAGTTTCAGAGCATACAAAGCGGCAGATGGTCAGCAAGATGAGCAGTATTTATTAAATATTAGCTATGACGAATTTAGAGATAACTTTTTATTTGCTAATCTCTCGGTTCAAACGGGCAGACCTAGTTACATAGCGCGTAAGCCTAATAATGACATTCTTCTCTATCCCATACCGGATGGCGACTATGTGATTGCGGGTGAGTATTATCAGACTCGCCATGTATTGGCTTCGGATGCGGATGAGCCGTTATTTAAAGCACGGTTTCACATGGCTATCGTTTACTTGGCACTCAGCTATCACGCAGTGTATGTGAATGCGCCTGAAGTCTACAGCTTTGCTGATCTCGAATTCAAGAAGATACTGTTTAAACTTGAACAAGATCAAACGCCGCGAGCGATCCCTGCGGAGCCGTTGGTATGATGAGGTTCCCCAGCATAAAGACGGACATTGATTATAATCAACTCAGGTCAGGATTGGATCAGTCGGCTAAGGCGCTGTCTATCTATCCTGGTGCTGCGATTGATGCGATTAACTATGAAGCCTTAACGCTGGATGGTTATGCGCGGGTAGATGGCTATGAGCGTTTTGATGGCCGCAGTAACCCCAGTGATGGATTTTACCATTACATAAACATCAATCTTACCGGCACTATCATTGTGGGTAATATAGTGACGGGTGCTATCAGCGGCTCAGCTAAAGTGATTTATGTTGGATCGGGGTATATTGCAGTCACGAAAACGACCGGCACATTTCAGAAGGACGATACACTAGAGGTACTCGGTGTATCGCAGGCGACGATTACTGTCACGCCGACTAAGAATGGCGCACCTACAGGGATATTGAACGCGACTATTTTGGAGTTAGTAGCGGATGAGTATAGGAGCGACATCCTAGCTGTGCCTGGGAGTGGTAATATCCTCGGTGCTGTTATGTATAAAGGCGTGGCTTATGCGTTTAGAGATAATACAGGCGCAACCGCGTGCGATCTTTACAAATCAACCGCGAGTGGGTGGGTTAAAATCTCACTGTATTACTCGCTAGACTTTACCGCAGGAACCGAATCCATCCCTGATGGCACAGCAATCACTCAGCTAACTAGCGGAGCAACCGCCACACTTAAGCGACAGGTATTACAAACAGGGACCTATGCAGGAAACGATGCAACAGGTCGGTTAATACTGGACAATATCACCGGTACATTTGATGCGACTAATGTTATTCAAGTCTCAGCGGTGACTAAATGCACCTCGGCTAGTGCAGCAACACAAATAAGCATTGCGCCTGGCGGTCGATATGAGTTCGCGCTATTCAACTTCTATGGCAGTACGGACACTTATAGACTCTATGGGTGTGATGGGGTTAATCCTGCTTTTGATTTCGATGGCGATGCGTATATCCCTATTGAAACAGGGATGACAGAAGATTCAC